TGCGGCTCCCCCTTTGACGTTCAGGCTCACCACCTGCGCCACGCAGAGAAGAGCGGGATGGGGCGAAAAGTCGATGACCGCTGGGTTGTTCCTCTCTGTGTGAGTTGTCACATGGATTGTCACACCGAGGGTGACGAAGCCGGGTGGTGGGAAAATGAAATCCTCTACTTGTGCGACGGCCCTATCCAGTGGGCCACTGAATTTTACGAAATATTTATGAGGGGAAAGAAATGAAAGATAAAGACATCAAGATATGGGTAGAAAATCTGAGAAGCGGCGAGTACGCACAAGGCACAAGGTACTTGTGTACCACCAAGGTTGGAGTTGATCGGTTCTGCTGTCTCGGTGTTGCTTGCGATGTGCTCCTTGATGACACCTGGACAGAAGGCAACCACCCATATAACTGGTCAATAGGGCCTTTACTTTGCAACGATCGCATCAACTCAAGTTCGAGTATGCCGGGCCTTAAGCATCTAAACAAGATCGGCCTCGATTATGAGACTGCATCTCATTTGGCAACGATGAACGATACGGGCTCTGACTTCAAAGAGATCGCTGATTGGATTGAAAAGAATTTGGAGGGTGGGATTTGATGGATCGTCTCAAGTCCTACGGAGAGATCATGTTGGATTCGACGAAAGCGAAACTGGAGTACGCGCAACAGGAAGTCTGTCGCCTTCGCGCCGCGCTCGATGCGGCAGATCGGTTGGCCGCAATGGTTAAGCAATACGGTGTGGACAGCGACGTGACTATGGGAGACATCGCCCAAGAATATGAGTTCTACCAATCAGCCCGCGCAGCAGTCGATCATGATGGATGAACGGGAAAACTAGCGATGAAGACATCAGAAAGTCGTCTCTGGAAAACAATCGAAAAGAACCTCAAGAGATACGGGATTTTTACCCGCATTGAGAACTCAGCGGGTGTAGGGACACCCGATGTATATGCCTGTGTCCGCGGTGTCTCGGCTTGGATTGAGCTGAAGCAGGTTGATGGGCTGAAGGTAGGTATGCGCCCAGAACAGATCGATTTCTTGGAACGGCTTTCTTTTCACGGAGGATACGGGTACGTACTGGCAAGAAAGAACCAGTCAATTCGTATTTGGGAGGGAGGCCAGGCCGGGCATATTGCAAAGCGTGGAGGGTGGCACGGGGCAGTTCCTATTGGTGAGTGGGTGCCACCGTACGACTACAAATCCATGATCGCTTGCATGTTCCAGAAAGGAGAGTCTTTCACTACTGCAGAGTATCTTCGGTATATGTTCCACTCTGTCACCGTTAGGAGGAACTATCTCGAGAAGATTGGTGTCCCCAGGAACGAGTGCCCCGGCTGCTTTGAGAAGATTTACGGCGACGAGTCTAAGATGGGTTGGTGTGAAAAATGTCGGACAGGGGACACGATGATTCCTTAACAGGGAACATTAGAAATGAGATCAGTCTAGGGGACGAAAGAGTCGAGTGGTCGATGGCTTCGCCGCCTCATACATTTCCTATCTCTGTAAGAGAGGCTGACCGGGATTTATGGATTCGGCCCGACTGCAGTGAAGATTCTTACTTGGTAGATGCTGTCGAAGACGCACTAAGCCTAGGCATGGATCTACCTGATGCCATTGCACAGGCGACGATCGAAATGTCCTCTACGGCAGACTTCCAAAACGTATGGAACATACTTGGAGATGACGGACTTCTTCTGTGGTAGCCAAGAAAGGTGGATTGATTGTCTTACGAATACAAGACAAAGCCTCACGATCACCAAGTAAAAATACTGAAAGATTCTTGGGGTCAAGAAAACTGGGGCATATTTGCAGAGATGGGGACTGGTAAGTCCAAGATTGTAATTGATAGCGCAGCAGCCATGTATGAGAGAGAGGGTTTGGATGGTGTCTTAATAGTTGCTCCGAAAGGCAACTACAGGAACTGGGAAGACGAGATAGACATCCATCTTCCAGAGCGGATAGATCGAACAGTCGTCACCTGGAAGCCGTCGAAGTCCAAGACGTTTACAAAGGAACTGAATCGTCTCTGGGCCACTGACGACTCCCTGCATTTCTTTCTAGTCAATGTCGAAGCTCTCTCATCAAAGACCTTCGACAACCCAGCGTGCCAAGCAGCAGAGAAATTTGTTCTGAACCACGACTCTATGCTCGTGGTTGACGAGTCCACTTGCATCAAGACAGAGAGCGCAAGTCGGACAAAGAGCTGTGTGCGCTTAGCTAAATCTTGCAGGTGGCGGCGAGTTCTGACCGGCACGCCCGTCACAGAGACACCACTGGATCTCTGGGGTCAGGCATGCGTTTTGAGTGGAGGCAATCCCGAGACACTGATCGGGCACAGTTCTTTCTTTTCGTTTAGGAATCATTTCTGCCACCTCAAGAAGATGGATTTTTCCGGGCGGCGAGCGTTTCAGGTTGTCACGGGGTACCGGAACATCGAAGAGCTAGCGGACACGATCTCAGGCTGGTCGAGCCGGGTCACTAAAGCTGAGTGCCTCGATCTTCCCCCCAAGAGCTACACAAAATACGATGTGGAGCTGACAACCGAGCAGAAATCTCTCTACAAGAAAGTGAGGGAAGAAGCCCGCATAGACTTGGAAGAGTCCAAGAGCCTGTCGATCATGGTAGCTGTCTCACGCTTGATGAGGCTCCGGCAGGTTCTATCTGGATTTTTGCCAGTAGACCCAGAGCCTATCAGTGTATTTGGCGGTTTAGAAGGCCCGGAAGGCTCTGAGAGGGACGATCTATTCGATCACGGTCGCGAGGTAGTGGAGATACCAGAAAACAGAACCAAGGCCCTTTTGGAAGTAGCCGAGAACTTGAGGGGTAAAGCCCTCGTGTGGGCTTGTTTCCGAAGAACTGTATCGAAGCTCGTAGACGTACTGGAGCAGGAGTACGGGAAAGGGTCCGCTGCAGGGTACTCTGGCGAGACCAAAACCGACGATCGCAAGGAAGCGATCCGGCGATTTCAGGATCCAGAAGACCCACTGCGGTTTCTCGTTTTGAACCGTGCAGGGGCTTACGGAATCACGCTCACAGAGGCCCACACTGCTATCTATTACGAGAATGATTGGTCTCTTGAAGTGAGGATGCAGAGCGAAGACCGCTGCCACCGGATCGGTACTAGGTCAGCAGTGACTTATGTGGATCTTTGCGCGCAAGGTACGATTGACGCAAAGCTCATCCGGGCGCTGCGAGAGAAGAAAGAGATCTCAAAGGCGATCTTGCAAGAAGGAGTAGAGGAATGGATCTAGGATCAAAGAAGCTTACCGACATCACTATCGAGGACGTACAGCATCTAACGCCGGGCCAAAAAGAAGGCTTTATGAAGCAAGCTCTTAATGCGGTGACTGTGTGGCATTCTTTTGGGATGTCGATTCCATTCGGTGCAATGCAGCAGATTATTGACATTGAGCTCACTTCTACTGAGATGAGTCAAGAAGACACAGAGTTTTTTAACAAAATGTCGGACATGCTGGCGCTCTTTCAAAAGAACGTAAAAGAAGCCGGGAAGCACGCGCGATCCCAGGGAATTGCTTTTACTCCTCAGAACTAACAGGCAATGGTGCCCCCCGGCCCCGAAAAGCATGAGACGGCGGCACAAAACCTTCTCACACTAGCGGAGTCGGGGGGCACGTCTAGAACACGCAGAGTTTCTCGCCTCTTAGGTAGCGAAGCTCGCAAAAGTACGGGACAACACGCTCGCGCAGGTACTCTCTGGTGTTCTCACACTCTTGAGTACCCTCCAGGCTTCGCAACTCAAGCTTCACCCCATGCTTAGCTCGAGGCACAGGCGGTATGGGGGAAGGCCAGATAGAACTACAACTCGTCGTACCAACGAGTACTATTGAGAGCGCCAACAGTAGCTTTCTCACGTTCCTCCCTCCCCTTCGCTTGACCTTCCAAAGCCCGCTGGGACTCCTTTGCTTTCATGCGATCCTTCGCGCCTCGCCGCAAATAACGGACGGACTGCCTCCATACGAACCCAGCCGTCGCCAGGAAACCCAAAAGGAAAGCAGTCCATTTTGCGATCGAATCGATCTCGAACATCAGGCTGTGGGAGCAGAGACAGCACGCCGAAGACCCAAGCCTACGAGAACGCCGGAGATCTTGACAATCCAGCCTTCGATCGTTGTACACATCTCAGGGCCGATGATCCCGAGGTTGCACATCTCGCCAGCGATGGCGTCCCCTGCAGTGAAGAGCACCAAACCCCACGCCGTCAGACTCTGGTACCAGTTCTTGCCGCTGAAAAGCTCACCCATCTTCTTCTCCTTTGTCATTTAGATACTTGAGCTCCCAGTGAGCCAAGTCCCTGAACGTCTCATTCAGATCCAAATCCTGATCCCAGTCCCCGCCCCATACTAACTGATCAGTCAATCCAATTTTCCTTGAAGCACTTAAAACAACACCAGCTAATGCGTAGTAAAGCAGTGGGTTCTGGTAGTTTATTGGGTAGGGGTCGATATGCACCGCTTCTGCAGGGGTCCGGTTGTGCTTACTCATGGGGTACTTCACCTTCGTAGACCCCCAAGCGTAGTACTGGTCTTGTAGTTCTTTTCCACGTACTGAGTCAGTAAGAGTGATGTCAAATGGTGTCAACTTTAGAACTTCATCCACAAGCTCGCGGAGGAGGGGGTGAACTCTAGACCTGTGGTACAGAGACCTCTTGCCCCAAGAAAACATCACTCGCACTCTCCAGCTTCTCGGCATACTTCCAGAGCTCTTTGGATGTACCTCTTCCTTTTCTCCACGGCTTCCGCCCAAATCACTTGGTACTCAGCGTTGTCTTCTTCTAGTGCTTCGAGACGTGGCTCATGTTCTACGGTCATTTCGTGCGTTTGGTTTGCCTGGAAGACCCAGAAGAACACCCCTGCCAACCCCGCAAGCAAACCTAGAAGAACCGTGAGATGCGACAACGACTTGAAAGCGTTTCTGAGGAGTTCTGCGAAATGTCCCATGACTACCTAGTCGAGAGGTTGATGTTCTCTGTCCACTGGAAGCAGCCGGAGCAGGGTTCATTCGATTCGTTGGTACCGGCATCAAATCCCACGTCTGTCGCAAATGCCCCAGCACCACTGGCAGCGAGCGGAGAGAAAGCGGTACCGAATACCGTGTCTGCGCCTACGTCATGACGAAGAAGAACCATCCAGCCGTCCCCGTAAGAGCCAGTGATGTAATCATCGGATCCTTGCCAGTTTGCTCCAGTCCAAAGATAGGAATCTCCGTCATTGTTCGTACTAAGGTTTCTGCAAAACCACCCTTCAAACGGGGAAACGTGCCCACTCGCACTAGAATAGAATTGCTGGTAAGCAGAGTTCATGACATTGACATTCGAGCCATCTTGACCCTGACCCAGAATAAACTGCTGGGTGCCTGTAAATCCGAAATTGTCACATACTCCGTTGCGGGGGCTGGTGTCGCCGACAAGAGAGTGCTCGATGTAAAAGACAAAATCGTCAGGATAGTTGTCGATTTTGTCGTACACCCAGTTCCGCCAAGGAGAAGAATACGAAGACACATTGAACGGCAAAAATGCAGTCAACCACCACCTGTCGAGTACCTTGAACCTCATAGACTGAGCCAAGTCATCTGCATTGGGGTAATTGAACTGAGCGATGTCGGTATCGTTGAGGCTCGTCAGCTCAACAAAAGGCGTAAAAGACTGGTAGACGCTTCTATCAAAGTACGTCTGATAGACGGAACAGGACTCGCCTGGGACACAATCGTGATTCCCCGGAGGAGCCAGCCAAGGCACTGGTACGTTGCTCAGTGTCCCAAGCCTTTGGTACAAAAGACTCGTGTTTGCAGTGGCTTGACCAGCGGGGGATCCTTGTGATGCTGTACTCGAAATGTCGCCTACTCCAGCAAAGTACTTCACATTAAAGCACTCATTGCTTGCCGGGTTAGCTCCGCCCTTTACTTTCCCTGTGTGGAAGCATTCTCTTGTGTCAATCACCCACTGGATTAGCTCATCGAAGTACCCAGAATCAATGTCCGCCAAAGTAGGGTTAGCCTGGGGCCACTGATTCTGTGTGTCTGGCGCGTAAGCGATAGTAAACGTGTCATAGCAAGCGGCGGGCGCAGTTCCTGCGTCAACCTCAAGCTCACAGTCATCGTAGTGAGTACCTTCGGTCAACCCCGCAGCGGTGATTTTTGTTGCAGCGCCAGCCCCCGTGTACCCACTAGAAGAGTCTGTTTGATCGCTAAACGCATCGGCTTGGATCGTTCCTCCTGTAACAGACACTAAATCGATCGCGGAGGTTGCGATGTCCGTATCCCAGTCCAGCACGTTGTAACGCAAATCAAACCCGGCAGCGGAGTCTACTCGCACAGCGTGAGTGAGCTGAGAACCTGACCCCCCTTTGATTCTATTCAGAGCCAGCATTGCGCTGGACCCAGGGCCGCTCAAAGAGATCCCAATCTTTTCTTTGCCTGTCTTTACGTCAATCAGATTTTCAACGAAGTCCACGTCACTCGAGCTAGTGGACAAAGTGTCAATCGATACGGAAGAACAAGAAGAGGTATTGTACGTAGTGGTTTGACAAGAATCTGTAATCTTGTTTCCGTATATCCTTACATCCTGCGAGTCGCCTTGAAAACGAATACCTGTACTCATGGTATTCGTAATCGTGTTCCCTTCTACGACGACCGGCCCAGAAAGATCGCCCGTAGCGCCGACCAGGCTGATACCGAATCCCGTATTGAGCCCCTCTTCTCCTTTGACTAAGTGGTTTTTTACTACGTTGTTTTTTATGGTGGGTCTCGAAGAAGAATTTGCAACAATCGAAGAACCATCTAATACATTGCTTTCGATCGTACCATCTGTGTTGGTGCTCCCCAAAAGCTCCAAGCCCATCTTGGTGGCAAAGCCAACTGTGTTGTTTTTCAGAGCGACGTTTGAGTTGTACGCAGACGCAAGCACCCCGTATCCGTTTGTCGTTCTTCCAGTAGACCACCCAGATACAGAAACTGAGTAGATCGAAGGGACTTGCTTCCAGTTGTCTCCGCAGTCGCCGTCAACCGAAGTGCCAGTAGGGTCTGTCACGCAACCTATTTTTGAAATGACGTTGTTCTGTACTACCACACCACTCGTATTTTCTAAGGCCAGCCCACGTCCACTTGAGTTTGTGAACTCATTCCCTTCGATAATGTGATTGTCGCCATCTTGCACTCGGACCAAAGACTGATACGGGTAACCACCGCTGGTAGCGTTACACACACCCGTCCCCGCGTTCTCTAACGCCAGACAATCCTCTGGACGCGGTGCGGGTTGCAGTGCCTTTTGCCCGTCGAACTTAATGTTCTTGATCTGTATTCCATTTGCCACGCCATCCGCGTCACCCAAGCACTCTTCGTTTCGGGGATCAGGAGAATGCTGGGCTGTGACATAGGTAATACAGAGCAGGGGACGGTACCCCTCTGACTGGCACTGAAAAGATGTAACTCCGTCGTCTTTGCACTCATTGGTGTCAGCGGTAGTAGATGTGACACTAGCTAACACTGCTTGCTTCCATGTCGGCTTAGATCCACGTACTGGACCGACAACCCCCACCATATTGGGCTGGTCTCCGTCAATTGTAATAGAGCCAGTGACTACAGCAGACTTGTCCAAAAAGAAGTTGCATCCTGTTCCGCAAGAAGTCATTGCGGCGTCAAGAGCGGTCTGATCCACTTCTCCCGCCAAGACTACAGTGGGAACGTCGGGGTCTCGGTACGCCATTCTCTTCACGACAACGGCAGAGTAGGCTTGCTCTGTCAAAAGAAAGAGCAAGAAAGAGAAGTAGACCAGAGTCTTACTCATCGAGAATTACCACCACTTGACCAGGGCTACCAGTAGTGGCCCCGAAGACAATATCGACCCATTCACCAGCCCCTAGAGCAGCGCCGCTGGATCCTCCAAAAGTACTGGTAGATGCTCCAGCGTGGGAGCTCGTGCAAGTGAGAGAAGTGGAAAGCATGTTCCCTGCAGAGACACCGTCGTCTATTTGGATATTGACAGCAATTGTCCCTTGGTCCGTCTTGCAGTACAGGTTCCCCGCAGTAAACCCTACCCGCACTCGATCAATGTCTTTAATGGTGGAGTCCGCTGCAGGGCCTTCGATGAAGTATGTCAGGTGGCTAGGAACCGCCGGTATTGCTGAAGCGCCTAGATATACATCGTCGCCATTCTTTACGCCGTCGCGGTTTTCATCAAGAAACGGGTGACCTTGGGAAAACGTAGTAGTCTCAGACGGGTCGATCGATATGCAGATCGAGTCGTCGATCATATTGCCTAGGTTTGCGTAGCCCGTGGTAGAAGACGCCAGGCAGTAGCCTCCACCATTTCCGGCAGTCGAGGGCTCTGAAGAAACTACAAATTTCCCTGCGGCCAAGTCTTGATTGTAATCACTTTGAAGACCCATTACAGGAGAGTAATCCTCCCCAACGTAACCAAGAGCCTCAAGGAAGGCTCCAGTATTGTTTGTGCCTATATGGAGCATTGCTTGCGGAAGTGATCCTGATGACGGGCCATCTTTGTTAATGCGGATCAAATTGTTCTGACCAGCGCGTCCTCTGTCGTACAAGCTAAGAGCTTCTCCAGTTGAAGTCTTTGCGTTTACTTCTACGGTAGCGAGATGGATTCCTGCCAAAGGTCCATGACCAACTTCTTGTTCATGAACACCAAAGATATAAGAAACCAATCCCGGCCCGCTACTTGCGCCACTATGGCTTGCAGTTCCTGCAGGGAAGTAGACGCCTTTTCCTTCTCGAGCGACTCCAATAGGGAAGTATCTTCCATCTCCAGCCACAGCAAAAACTGAACCGATGTCTGCGTATCCCGTACCCGCTGCTTGAGTAAACGCATCATCTAGCCAAATAAGAAACGTCAAATCCGCCAATTGGAAAGTAGGCTCTGCGGTGGTAGAGACTTTGGCTAAAAGACCAACGCATTGGTTTTGCGTAAGAGTGATTTCTCTTTCGAGATAAAATGGGACTCGGCTAAAGCCACCCGTAAATGTCCCAAAAACATCCGTAGAAGTTCCGGTTGCATCAGAATTTGCAACTGGAGTGGCCCCTACACCTAAGTCCAGTAAGACGCTCTGCCCACCTACAGTAGTATCATAAGACCCAATTAATTGAACAAGAGCACCCGTCGAGGCAGAGCCGCTGTAACAGACTTCGATTTTACCTGTTGTCGCGCTTAGATTTGCGCCCATGTCGTAGTTTTCTGTCAGATTTGCCGTTGCGGCGTTAACGAGGGTGTACGTCGATGTATTAAGAGATGTCGCTGTCAAATCGGAGTTCGAGGAGGAACTCGCTGCAGCTTGCCCGTAAGAACCTCCATTCTTTGACTCCCCTGCACCGCCACCTCCGCCAGAAGACGTTGCTGTCAGAACGCCGCCAGTAAGATCCCACGTCACACTTGAGCTGTCTTGAATGTCAATCGCAGCCTCCGCTGATCCCGCGTTCTTGATCTCTACTTGCGTTCCAGAACCAGAAGTAGGGCCAGTAGTGACTTGGACTACACCGGACCCCACGTTGGTGAGAGATCCGTTGGAGACCTCAATCGTGGACACCCCCGACAGACTGGGAGACCCGTCCTGCTCTTGTACCACTAGGCGATTGAACGCTTGACCAGACACATGATTGCTAACCAGAAAAGCAATACTCAAAAGCCCCACGAGAGAAAGAATCTTTTTCATGCCTATGAATCCTTGTAGATGGTTTCGTCTTCAACAGCAGCGATTGTCACGTCTGTAACACTGCTAAAGATGACGGTGATGTAACCATCCGCCGAGTTAAATCGCCTGGTGTCAAATGGGGGTAGGGGGTAGAAAGTGTTGGCTGGAATCGTCAACGTCTTGTCAGGGTAGGGGCCAAAGTTAGAGTCTCGGTGAGACTTGATCGTGCAAGTCACGGAGGCTCCATCATTGACCACCCAAACCCGCGTCCGTCCTCGAGGGTTGTATGCGCGGTCTCCGGTTGTAACTGTCGCCGCAACGTAGGTTGGAGCAGTTGCACCGATCGTCAAAAGATTATTTAGACCCAGATCTGCCATGTTCAGTTTCCCTTCCTAAGTGGCTACAAACGCTACTTGGGAGAAGTGGATTTCGTCACTTACTCCGCCGTCTTTAATGATCTTCACTTCTCCGCTAGTGTTGATCTGTATGTCGTTACCGTCGTTCACTCTGAACTTTACGGTGTAGTCTGGTCGATACCCATAAGGCAGAACCATCACAACATCGTTCACAGCCATTGCAGAAGTTGCTTTAGAAGCGCATCCACTCATAAGCACGCGCCCATGATGGTGAGCGATCTCTACATAGCTAGAAATTTCTGTGGCGGAACTGTTTCTTTTATGGGACCAGAGACCGCCGAAGGCAACCCCTGCGTTTTCCGCAACCATGTTGTCTGAAAAAGGGTCAAAAGACTCTGCAATCAAAAGACCTTCTTTGTACAGCTCACCCACAACCCTGTCTCCCGTCTGGGGGAGCGGTAACTTTTCCAGAGTTGAGTAATCCCTGGCGGCGTACATATCTACATCGGTGAATCCAGGCGGGAATCCGGGCAAGACTTGGAAAAGAGAATCTCCATTTACTACGGAGATTGCTCTATTGACAAACGAACCTTCTTTTGTTTGTAGAAATACAATGTCGCCATTAGAAAGAAAGCCCTGTTTAGTAAAGAACCCAATCTTCCAATACGGCGGGTTTATGCTGTACCCCTCGTCAGAAAGAGTAGGAACCGAAGAAACCACTGCTGAAGCCCCATTGGCTCCAGTGATGACATCGCCTTTACTAATTCCCGAACCGGCAATTAAGACAAAGCGAAGCAAATCACCATCGATCTGATTCACCACAGTACCGCTACGTAGACCACTATCCCAAGTGATGGCGTCGGATGTAGAGAATGTCCCGGTTATGCTTTCAACAGAAACTTCCCACACAGCATGGATTCTTTCTCCGTTGCCAGCGGGGTCTACCCATACTTTGGTTCCAAAATAAACTGACATCAGGTAACCGCGACGGGGTAAGAAAGTCCTTCAAAATGGACTTCGTCTGTGGTTACGCTGGCAGAACCGAGAATACGCGCCCAGCCCGCAGTGTTGATTTCAACAACAACACCATCGTATACAGTAAACAACTGCTGATAAGTCGGACGGTATCCAACCGGCATAGTGAAAATAGGAACAGATTCGCTGCCGTGAACAACAGTTATCGCCCCAGCAATTAGTTCTATGCCCCCATCTAGAATGACCCTTCCATGCTCTTTTCTAAAACGGTAAGAAGGTCTGTTGGGCGAAGTCACAGCATCTAACTGCCTCCACCCAGAAACTAAAGTAGGCCCAGCTTGCCAATCTTCTACAGGATTCTGATTGTCGAGTACCAGAAACGCTTCTCGGATCTGGTTTGCAACCAGTGCATCGCCCGCGCTAGGCAAAGGTAGGAGCAAATTAGGAGTGAAATCTCTGTAAATTACCGTGGGTACGTCTACACACGTAGCCCCAAAACCAGAGTCGATTGTGAGCTCGTCTTCCCCTGGGATAGCCAGAACCTTTTTTCTTAGAAAAGCCCCCGCAGCGGTTTTAATGACCACAAGATCATTAACTTTGACTGCACCTTGAGAAGGGGAGGTCTTGAACAAAGGAGGATTCTGATGAATGCCAGTCTCATCCTGAGTAGAGATAGAAGTTATTGTCGCGGTGGCCCCACTCGAGCTTCCGGTAATCAGGTCTCCCTCTTCTGGGAAGTCACCAGAAGTGCGTGAAAATCTGGCTATTGCGTTCGATATAGGTACGCTAAGAAGAGTTCCCGTTCCTGCAGAGGAGTCCCAAGTAATACTCTCAGAAAGAGTAAACGTGCCAGTAACAGTCCCTATAGTGACAGACCATACTGATTTGACACTAGTGCCTGTGCCGTTGATGTGAAAATTCCTGAATTGCGTCATAACTTAAATACCTGCGCCTGCCCTTCGATCTCGGTAGTAGATCGATTACCTGTATGACGGACCAATGTATAGTGGTAATTCTTTCTGGCGTTCATAATATCTGAGTCACCCCCAGCAATGCTGTTTCTTTGCCCTCCGAATCCCGTAATTTCACCCGAAACAACTTTGACTAGGTCGTAAGAGTCCCCCACAGCAGGGGCTGAAGTCCAAGTAGTATTTTCTCCAGTCACGATGTTTCCGTTGGAAGAGACAATCTTTTTGGTCTCTTCGTCTGTCTCGCCTGGTCTAAGTACAAGGTAAGATTTCTTTACAAGGGTGTGCTCTCCGTCTACCCAACTGACATTGGCGTCTTCTAGCCGTCCATCGCTTCTTGCAGCGGTTACAACGCCAGATTCTTTTCTCATGATGAAGTAGGTATTATCAGATCCGCTTTGAACTGCAGCGTCAAAACGGATATGGATTTCCCTGCCCGAAGTAGTCAATGAAATTGAATCCAGTGGCATCACTTCGACAGGTGAAGAGCCGCTGTAGGCAGTCGATGCCTTGGTAAAAGAAGAACTCGCAGTGCCAGTGGCTGAAGACAAGAAGGCTCTTCTTGTCGTAGTGACAGATTCGTTTCTTACGTTTACGCCTGTAGTAGTACGTATCGCATGGAGGTTATCAAAAGACCAAGTAGATCCCGAAGACACGGGCTGTGCCTGTCCTTGGATCTCAGGGATAGCAATGCCAAGCACTGCATAAGAAGAGTTGGATGGAGCTGGCCCCACTTGGCTTACGTCAACTGTCCACCATTCATTGTTGTTGGCGGTATAGCCAGGGATGTACCAAGTAGTGTAATTATTTCCGCCGCCGGATGGTGGATAAGTGGTAAATCCAGCTTGCACCGGGTCACTGACAGCAGTTGCAATGTATGTCCCGTCAGCCTGATAAAAAGCAGCGGCAACTTTGTACCCGACCGTAATCAGACCTGGAGACCAAGCAGGCCAGACAAACTCAAAATCTACAGAGTGGTACACATCAAAACGAAAATCGAAAGTGTCTCCTTCAACGCAAGTAATCTGACCGGCAGAACTGGGAGTTCCCGCGTCTCCATTAGACACAAGCCAAATGCACGGAGCTGACCCTGCTAACTCAGTACCAGTAGATGTGTACTTAATTGAGTTGCCGGGTGTCTTAAACACGTCAGTATCAAATGACCAAACTCCGTTGTTAGCGGAGTTTGTAAAAGGATTCCCTGATTGACCGTATGAGACATCATAGAGACTTGAAGCGTCTCCAATGGCTGGGGTAGTCACTTCAATGTACGGATCAGACAAGAGTTCGCCGACGTACGAAACTGAATCTACGTTGGGGTCTAGCCCGCTAATGTTTCCTGTATACGTCGGAGAGATGTATAGATTTTCTGGTGCGTCCGAGAAAACATCCATCGCTGCGTACCTATAAGAAAAAACAAGAGAGCTTCCTTTTGGCCGAAGCCGAAGACGGTCGGTCTTCTGACCCCAGTAAAGACGGTTGCTTAACGTAAGGTCTGCGTCAGAAAGAGATCCTTCTCCTTCTTTTGCCCAGACGATCAGACCAGTAATTCTTGGATCGTTAATGCCGTCCCAGTTTAAGTCAATGTCCCATGAATCAATACTGGGCGAAGCGGACACAAACTCAGGGTACTGAGGCGCTGTGTTTTGAGGGGCTATGCTCGCGTAATCAGAAGATCGTTTGTTTGCGCCTTTGGTGTACACGCGAAAATGAAGGTACCTGGACGGGTACGCTTTACCCTGCAAACTGGAATCTTCTTTGTTCATCGCCACTGTGTAGTTATACGAAGTCCCCGTAGTTGATTGACTTCTAAGAAGTTCGCCAGTTTTTCTGTCAAATACTTCTACGTCGTACCCGTCTACGTTTACTGGAATTGTATCAACATCATTTTGGTTTTCGTCGTTGACAAGAATGTTGCCTGTCAGAGAAACGGCATCCCATGCGATCCTGAAAGTACTATCACTGACTTCCAGTGGAGTAGATCCAGTTATTGTAGGAACACCTTGAAGCCGAATACCTGTGGGGGCAGGGACTACGACATCTATAGTGGCAGGGACGTAAACTAAGTCGCTAACAAACCCAGGGAAAGACCCAATGCCATCTTGCGTTACAGCTTGAACAGAGACAGTAAGTACACCGTACGGGACATTAGTGATAGTAAGACTCGCTGTATTGACGTACTGATCGGCAATTATTTGGTCTTCACTTTGAACCACTACTCTCCATTTGTAGTAGGACAATCCCGCATCGCTAACGCCTCCTCCCAGGACTATCCCGCTAGTCCCTGAATAAGTCTGATCTGGTCCGACAGGGGTCTGAGCCCAAGTAATGATTGCGTCAGCCCTAACGGCGGGACCATCTTCCACCAAAACCTGCTTGATTTTCACTGCATGCGGAGGCTTCAATCTGCTGTCAAAAGGCATCAACCCTGTAGAAGAACTTTGGACCCAATCAGAAGTAATACCATTCGAGGAGACACTTTGGACTCTTACATCGACTCTGTCGTAGTAATCTGACTCAATGGTCTCGAGGGTTGCGTCAGGAGGTACGCTTGTATAAGGGAAAGCAAAGTCTTCAAGATACCCACTCATCTCAGTATCAGTTGATCCAGAAGCAAAAGTATTCCAAGAAGAAGAAATCTGAACTAATTCGCCAAGAGGAGTAAGCCTGGGCTGCGTGTACTGACTGATAGAGCGAATCCTAAACTGAGCGTTATACGCCACCGTAGGAGATTCCCCGGCAGATCGAGGGTTAGGCTTCACTTGGAGGTAAACTTCGTAGTCTTTGTCGAACCTTCCCGTGTTGGGTCCGTTTGGCAGGGAGACATCAAAAGACTCTTGACCACGGACACCTTGAGTACGGATCCCTGCGTGAATGAGCTGTGGCGTTCCGGGGGGCCTCAAGTCATTGTTTTCATCAACAATGAAAGAAGGTCTCTGTGTAGCTGTAGAACCAGGTATCGCCTCAGTCAGCCATTTGTCGGTTACAGATCCTCCGTGCGGCTGAACCGAAACACGAGCTCTGTACCCTTCCAGAGGGCTGATGGCAATCACATTGACTTCTTCCGCAACTTCGACGGCTTTTCCGATAACGACAAGGTCTCCAATCGAAGCATTAACGCCAGATGGAGATTCAAACGTAGAAGACTCCGCTCCGTCCATTCCAAAATAGACGTTTGTTGAAGAAGACGCCGGGCGAGGAGAAGACAAAGTAAAGTACTGATCTACAGAAGTAGAAGACCGAACCCACATCCCGTAATCTTGAGTAGACGGCTGCTCGTATTGGATTTCTTCGTCAAGGCTAAATCCTAGAATGCTTCCATCTTCCTTCGTAATAAAAGAATCGATTCTCCCAGCCTGCTGGTGACCCTCAAATATAAAATTCGAGTACAAGACCATGTCGCCTCTTTCAGAAACGAGATGCTCCCAGTCTGTCTCGAAATTCATCATGTCAGATCGAACAGGCGCAAACAAAAACGCTCGCCGCCCGTGCTGCCACGCAAGCGGAAGGTATGTGCAGCCGTAAACCTCTAGCGTCTCGAATTTCGTCGCTTCTTTTGTCTCTAAAGTAGACCCAACTCCCGCTGTAAACGAAGTCTGTATGGGAGAACCCCAAAGCGTAAGCTTGTCTTCACTGACAGATCTAATAAGAACTGTGTCGTCTTGGGTGTTCACTGCAAACTTAGGGTCTGTCGAGGACGAAGGATTTAACTTGACCCAAGTGAGTGGGTCAAAATAATCGCGAAGATCAAAACTAGCGGAGAAGGATGGTCGAATAACATTACCACCGGCTTCAAAAGAAAGCACCCAGTCTGCGGGAGTAATCGCGGGTCTCAGCCCATACCCACGGTCGTATACAACGAGTTCATCTTGACCCCAATTCGCTTCTTCAGATATGTACTTGACGCGAATCGCATGAGGTATGTCTGTAATTATCTTTTCGTATCGATTCGAGGAAGTATTTCTAGCACTGTAAACTTGAGCGTGTGCCGTCTTTTTTTCCTCAAGCAGGATCGTCCAAATACCATCAGATAGATGAGGCGCTGCGAAAGCTATTGAAAGCGTGTCTGACAGAACTTGGAAACAATCTGAATCGAAGTCGAATATTTTATCGTGCGGCCTAGAGTATTCCCCCTGCGTGGGCTCGCAGACAGCGGCAACCTCTGCAAAACGATCGAGGTCAATACGGCTATCAGGTACATCGGAGTACTGCCGGAGTATGTCTGCAGCGTGCCAGACAGGGTTTCTTGTCTTTGTCGGAGCAGACCAAGTCTGCTCAGATGCGTCATAGACGGGAATCAAACCTTCTACAGTACCGCGGAGTTGGTCTATAGTGCCGTTCAACTGCTCGGAGGCTTGTATTCTCAGCTCAATGAAAGCTTGTTTTTTGTGGTTTACAGGTCTTTTGAATTTCGTAGTAGAAACTTCCGTCCATCTGAAATCTTCTATAACGACTGTCGGAAGTTTACCCCCCTGGCCTCCTCTTTCTTTTGAAAAGAATATACGGCTAGGAGCAATGTCGGGAAGACTGACGGTAGTAGATCTTTTTCCTACAGGGTATCCCGTTACTCGGATCTCGTATTGTTGCCGAGAAGCTGTTTTCCAAGACAAGCTCAAGAACATTCCTTCTCGCACACTCCCCGCAATGTAGATACGCTTTGATAAAGTAAGTGGGCTAGGAGAGGCTACTTGTATTCTGGCAGAGCCATGCGTTTCCCAAGTAAATTTGTCTTGGTCAGCGGCGCTTTCCCAAGGCCCAAAAGGAGCAGAGCCATTGGTGGTAGACCTGACTTCTACGTGTATTGAAGTAGCTCTGTCTCTTTCTTTTCCTTTGGGGCTTACGTGGCGTAAACCAGAAGGGAACTGAAAACCTACTGTTATCTCGTCTGCCAAGGCAGACGTGACATGCGTATACTGAGCGTACGCAACCTTGGTATCGGATCCTGGCAATATCTCCGGCTTAAAGTCGAATGAAACAGGCTCTGTTACGACTGTGTCGGGGTATATCTGAAAGTCAGGGTAGTCCGAGGATCCATCATGTATGATGTAATCGACACCTTCGTAGCTAGTCAGTGGAGTAGCACCGATTTTTAGATTGGTGATCTCAACTGGGCCGTACCCCGCGCTAAAAAGCATCCTCAAGTACTGCTTGTTACCAAGAATTTCCGCATACGGAAGCGCAGCAAGAGGAAAGGTCATACGGTGCCTACCGTAGACTTTGGGGACAGGAGAATTCCGATATGCTTGGTTACGAGTCCCGCGAATCGTAGGACTTCTTTCTGGGTTGGAAGAATCTACATTCGGCTGAGACGGAGTTCCAATAATTGCGTTAGTGGCTGCGCTGAGAGCTACTCCAAGAGCAGCGTATAGCCCCGCAGTAAGGACACCGTAAGCGAGAACAGCACCAAGAGAAGTAGCTGTGATAGCCGCACCAATACCAGTCGCCGCTGCAATGGCAGTGCCTGCTCCGCCCCCTGCAGCGGCTGCGGGTAACGCCGCATTGATGATGGCAATGACAATCGCTTCGATCTCAGGAGAACTCGTACCAACAACAAAAGACCCAGGTCGCGGTATCGTCGATTGCCACCGAGAAGGCGGGACGACTTCTCCGTCCATAACAACATGCACGGGAAGGCCGCGCTTGGGGAGCCTTCCCGACTCGACAAGCATTTCGTCGATGCTGGTCCCCTGCGAGAAAAGTCGCGCTTTTCCCTGGGCGAAGGGGTGGTCCCTAGACTCAAATCGTATTGAGCAAGGAACTATATCAGAGCATTGATTTGTGCCGGTAAACACCTGCTAACATCCTTTTCCATGCAGGGCGTAGTCTCATATTTACTAGGTGACTACCGTTGGCTTTATCTGTATTTAGCATATACGTATCAGTAGCCATAGGAGCCGAATGCAGGCGTTCTCCCATGGTAAAGATGAGAATGTCGTTTCGCCTAAGCGGTCTGTTCTTGGGTATTTTTGACCATTCAGGGAACTTAGAATGAGTCTGCTCTACTTGGCTCGAATGGGGATAGGGGCCAGTCAAATCCATATCCACATTAATCGAATGCTTGAGCCAAAGGCGTGTGACACCCCAGCAATCTGCACCCGAAAACTCCGCCCCTCCTTTTTGGTAAGGGATGCCGACAAAATCGGTCATGAGTAAAGCCCCGGATAAAGTGCATAAGAAAATCGATCGGGCGGAAAGGGTTTAAGGGAGAGCTCGTCAAACTCAAACTCAAAAGAAACACCAAGCCGATCCGCCTGAATGTTCTTCAATCTCAAACCACTCCAGACACGGAGAATAGTCGAAGGAGAAGAAGCAAGAACGAGTTCCACATCGACTTCAGGGGAAGAGACGACCTTTCTTAAAGGCTGTAAAATTTCATCTGATGGACCCACAATAGCCAAACGGACTTGAGAGGTTTGACCACCAGCCGTCTGATCAGGGTAGATAATGTCAAATCGGCTAGCTTGGTAGACATCCCCAGTATTGTCATCGATCTGCATCCAGTCCACCTCCCACTCAACTCCCGTAGCGTTTTGAAATAAATCAAACCGAATCTGGTATGGAGGTGAAGTAGAAGGAGGGCTTATCCAATCAGAAACAGAACTCAAGTCCCATACCAACGTGACCCATTCCCCAGAACCAGAATACGTCATCTCGGTAGGCTGTGTGATGCTGTTAGGGCCAAGCCAAGTAGTAGAGCCGTCGTCGGAGTCCCAGTAAATAGACCCAGACCAGTCACTCGAGTACTCGACCGAAGACTTGACCCTTCTGCAACGTAGTCTTACGTGAGTGTACTTAGCGGGATCAAAAACATTGAATGTACCGCTAAGTAACTGAGAGTCAGAACCAGTAATATTGACCCTTAGCCAAGCACCCATGGCAGTCAACGTGGCATCATTACTACTGAAGGGATTACCGCTTGGTGGTGTTGCGTAACCTTCGCCGGAGGCCACTGTAGGATCCAATGAATCCTTGAAATCTATATTCGTTGCAATCGATCCAGTACCAAATTTCGTTATATCATCAGACTGATCACAAATCCTGAAAGGCCACGGAGAAGCATCTACTTTGTCAGGATCGTGGATCGTCAGCAGCGTTACAGGCTGCTCGTCTGTTTCCTGACTGTACATCGCGCTTAAAGCCGCTGCAGAGATCGGCATGGCTACGGCACCCGCACCTTGATTTCAAAAGAAACGTCCCAAGTATCGTCACCTTTCGGCTGTCCAATAGTGGGAGAGCCCATCCACATCACCCCCGCCCAGATACCTGTCCTTGGATGCAGCCCGGCAAAGCTCTCTGACCCACCCTTAGTGGTTGTGTAATAGAAACTTTCCAATGAAGTAACTTGCTCACCAGACAGTTCCCATACAGTCTGAATTGTGGCTACCCCAGAAGAAGTCCTACGCTTTCTTTTACTAGGCCCAATGTCAGTCTCGAATTCGTCAAACAACTTCGGAGAGGTCATTGTAAAATTACGTGTAGGACGATCAGGTAGATCTCCAGGCCAAAGGTGCTGCGAAGGCATATCTACCGTGTCCTACCTTTTGAGCGAGAAGAAATTGACTGGAAGACATCTCCACCTTGCTGGATGTTTCTGGATACAGCTTGGACAATCTTGAGATCAATGTCCCGAACAGAACCAGCCTGCCTACTGCCGGTCTGCTGCGCCGACATACCCGGAGGTGTCTCGATGTTGATGTTCACAATGGGCTCGCTGCCAGAAGAGCCGGGAGGTAGAACCCTGACATTTTCACCCCCCATAGCAGCGAAGGATACGATTCGATTGTCCCTTCCCCCTCCCCCACTACCGGGTACAGTAAATTGCCCCCCATGAGGGACTCCAACCAGACCCCCACCCAAGTCGCCTACCGAACCGGCGGGAGCCACTTTGATGGCAGAAGAAGCACTACCCAGCACACTGTTGAAACCTGCGGAAAGGAAACTGAACGCGCCAGACAAAGCCGGGCCTATCAGCCCGCCTGTCCCAGCGGGGCCTTTTCCGAAAAGACCATCTAAAATTGGGCGCAAGATCAACGATTGGGCGGTGATCTCGATGATCGCCAAGCCCAGTCTCTCAAGAGCATCCCCGAAATTATCCGCGTCCATCAGGGCAGTCCTGAAGAGGTTGTCGAACTCGTTCCGCATTCTCGTGAGATCGAACTTCTCAACCAGATCAAGGTTTTCTTCGTCTTTCCTTTGGCGCTCTCTCATTTTTTCTTCAAGGATCGCCCACTGTTCTTCGTTGATCCCGATGATGTCTACCCATTTCCTTCTTTCTTGATCAAGCTCCATGCTGTGGCGCAGTTTCTGGAGGTCGATTACCTCGCCGTTCTGCTGGAGGATCTTTTCTTGCTCCGCAACCATGGCTTGGTCGAACATCAATGACTTGTCGCGCCAGAATCGGTTTTCTTCCGCAATAATTCTTTGGTTCAGCGCACCTTCTAGCTCAGATCTTTCCAGGCGGCTCAGCCTTCTGCCCTCGACAGTGCTGAAGTATTCTTGCTGAGCTTGCTCCATTTGGTCGAACTTGTTCTCCATGATCTGGATTTCTGTACCAGAAGCTTGAAGAGCCGCATCCTGATCCTGCGCCAATCTCTGCCGCAAGCTAGCTTGCCTCTTCTGATCCGCTTGTCGCTGGCGCTCCTCCATAAGATTGGAGAACGCTGAGTCTTTCTTAAGAAGAGCCTCCTGCCTTTCCGCTAAAGCCGTTAGTACGCTTTGAGTTTCTTCGTTGACGATACCAGTAAGGAAAGTTTTAGCCCCTTCCGCGTCCGTGAACGGAAACGGACCCATACCTGCTGATTGCTGCCTTGCGGCCTCCATGAGAGCGTTCTGCCCTTCCGGGCTTTGCATAGCTCTGTTAATGGAAGCTACTCGAGAACTTCCCTCCTGCAGAGCCCTCCCAGACAAAGCCGAAAAGAACTCACCTAACTCAGAAGTAGCTTCGCCCAGCTCTATCCTGTTCAAGTCTTCAATAGAGCCAGTCAACCTCGCCAGATCATTCTCATACCCGGTCACAAAATCTTTTATGTCTTCGCTCATCATAGACTGACCAAAGCGGTTCATAATATTGAGCATGTTGTTTAGCTCAATCTCAGCTCGCCTCTGAGATACTTCCGCCTGCCTAGCTTCCCCCGCTGTAACAGCGGCGGAATAGTCGTTGTAGTTCTTGATCGCTTCCTGAATGCGCGCGTTCAGGTCTTCCATGTCCCGTTTTTCTTGCTTAAAGGCACTCCCGCCACCCATACCTCCAAACAACGCAGCGCTGGATCGAAGAGAAATTCGGTCAGCTTCTTTCTGAAGAGAACCCAACTGCTTGATCATATCTTGCAGGCCCTTTTTCGCCTGCTCCGTGTCATGCGGGTTCATCGGGATCGCCATCTGTCTTCCACTAGGTGCAATGAAAGAAGATGCCTGGAACTTCGCAATACGGTTGAAGATGTCCTCCATACTTTCCAGTTCTTCGTTCACAGAAGAGACTGAATCTCCAACACTCAGGAAAGTCAATGCAAGAGCGCCGATAGCAACCGGCCAGCTAAACAAAAACCTACCAACAGCAGCAACCCCTGCCAGAGCCCCGCCAAGCCCGGTAGTCGCAGCCATCCACCCCATAGTTGCGGTAGTAGCGGCGTGAGTAGCTGCAGCGAGCCTGTACTGTGCCGCTACCATCCCAGCTAGCGCTGCTGTGCCACTAACAAGCCAAGAGGCTAGCTTAATGGCTACGAGCGTAGCGACAACCTTAAGAACGACGCTAATCGCTTCCTCCATCGCACGCCATTTTTCAATCTGAGACTGCATCGCCCCGCTACTTTTCAGAGTCTCATCAGAAAAACCAGCCATTACTCGAGTGACACCAGCCACGTTTTTGAGAAAAGACTTCATAACGCCGGTAGCGCCAGCATCACCAGTCGCCAACGAAAACGCTTCGATAGCCGAAGAGACTTCCCTAAACGCGCCATCCAAAGTGTCTTGCATCACCGCAGCCATTCGCTTTGCGGTGCCTTCAGCCTCTTTGTTGAGCTCCTCCAGCTCTTCAAGAACGTCTACGTTCTGAGTTAGGATAAGGATGCCAGCAGCAGCGCGTCTCTGGAAGATCGCGGAAGCCTGCTCAGCGCCGATATTGGCATCCCTCAAGGATTTCAGAACGTCCACCAAACCTCTTTGCTGGATGTTCAAGTCCTGTGTAGACAGCTCCATCCCAGCCAAAGCATCCGCTGCTTTGTCAGAAACAGCCACAGTCGAAAGGAAACCCTGCCGCAGAGCTGTACCAGCAAGAGTCGCTTGGATGCCCGCGTTACCCAGAACACCAACAGCCGCTGCCGTCTGCTCCAGGGTAATCCCAAGGGAATTCGCGATCGGGCCTACTAGCTTGAAAGCTTCGCCTAGCTGACGGACATTGGTGTTGGAGTTCCGTGCTGTCTGGGCAAGTACATCAGCGACACGGTTCGTCTCTTCTGCACTCAAAGCAAACTGCTTCAGTACATTAGAAGCCAGGTCCGCTGCATCTGCGAGATCCAACTGACCAGCCACTGCCAAGTTCAATGTGCCGCTGATACCAGCGATGATCTCGTTGGCTTTGAAACCGGCCTGCCCCAGGAAAGCCATACCTTCCGCAACTTCCGACGCGGTAAACACCGTCGTCGCTCCCAGAGTTTTGGCCGTCTCCTCGGCCTCTTTCATCTGCCCGGCAAATCCATTCGTGACTGCGGCTCCACGAGCAATCGCTGTCTCATACGAACGGATCGAAGTAACAGTCCCGCTTATCAACTCTTTCAGCGCAAAAGCAGAAGCGAACACCGCACCGGACAAGGCAATAGTCTTAGCTCGAGCAGCAAAAGTAGACGCAAAACCGCCAGTAGCTTTCTCTAGATTGCGTACTGAAGCGGCGCTAGCTACAGCGCCTGCTGTAATTGCGGTACTTGCGCGGTGAAAGCTCGCCCCAGCAACCGCTGCACTGGAAGCAACAGCCCCTGAGTACGCTTGCATACCTGCCGTTCCCGTGGCGAAAGAACGGTTCATCCTGCGAACTGATCGATTGACCAGATTCGCATTCCGCATGACTCTTTTGGCTGCTGCCTCGAACTTACGGGCACCGATTGTCGCGCCGTGGGCGTTGATAGATACTGATAGCTCAGGCATTGCTGTCGTTATCCTCTTTGCTGAAGTTCAGCAACACCCTGTCCAGGTGCTCAATCAAATCAGCAAATCGCCTCGCTTCCGGTTTGGTCAGACCTAAGTGCTCTGCTCTTCGGTCTATCTCTATCCCCGCAAGTGGAGCCGGTCCCGAAAATCCAGTCCCTCTTCTACTACTCAACTTACGAAACTCTTCGTAGTAGAAATGCAAGTGCGGACTGAGAAGAGGCCAGTTATCTATCGTAGGCGTTGGCTTTCCTTGCGCTGCCCTCTTTTCTAGAAATTCGAGTTGCTCTTCTCGCCCTGACCATCTCAACTCTGCCGTCAGGACGCTTTCGAGTTTCCCAAGTCTTCTTCCTCACCCTCTTCAACAAAAAGAGAGATCTCTTGCGAAGCAAGAACGATGTCAGAAGCCATCTGCCGGAACTTGGGGTGACCCAAGATCTCGTACCCACCCTCGACACTCCACTTCAGCGGCTTCTTGTTCTTCTCAATCCCACGCCAATCAAGAACAACCGCTTCACACAAGAGCTCAGTCTGATTCTTCTCGCGAATCTCAAGAGGAACCATCTTCCCTTTCCGATAGAACCTCTTGTCTCTCTCCAATTGCCGCTGCTCCATCTTCCTTACAGCGTCTGAAGAAGAAGAACGGATCTTGACTTCGTATCCCTCATCCATGAGAACCCATACACCGTTCTCGATTAGATTGACATCTTGCGCTAGGTCTTCAATTTCCATGCCGTGTGCCTCACTGACCGGAGGAGAACCAGACCACCTCTTCCAAAGGAGTCATAAGTAGCCTGGCCTCCTCGGAGGTCAGTTTATGCGGCAATCCTACTGATAAACAGAGAGTTGCCAGTTGTGGAATCGAGGGTCGCACTGAACTCAGCGGTCACCATCACATCCTGATCAATCGAAGTAATCTCCACCGGAGCTGCCGAATACTTCACTCGAGGCATGTCAATCACATACGTGTTGCCCGCAGTGTCGGTCAGCCGGAACGAAAAGCTTGAGGTAGTGAAGTCCAGAAACTTCTCCAAGAACGTCCGACTCGTGAAGTAGACCGTCATCGACCCGTTAATCGAAGCGCGACCAGCCCCAATGTCAAAAGCCGAAGTGCTGCCCACAGCCTGCTTCGCCCTGGTGTTGTTGTTCAGAGTCAACGAAAGAGACTGAACCTCCAAAGCATTGGCAGTGGGTGCTCCGCCTTCCATAACAGCTTGGACGGTGTCAATCGCGTTCATGACAGTGTTGGTGGGAGCAGCCGTTTCGGTTCCGTTTCCGAAAGTCGTTGCCGCTGCGTCGGCACTAAGCCCGGTCGTCCCAAAGCGAGCTGTCAACACAGACCCTGTAGCTACGTTCAACTCAAACTCGCTGATCACGCTACCGCTGAACTGGATAAAATCAGAGGGTGAGCCGTCGCTGCCAGAGTCCAACTGCTTCTCGAACATGAAGCTCTTGCGATCACTTCCGATCCCCATGAACCCTTCAGAGTCGATCGTCCCCGCGCCCCCAGTATCCGTGTCATTAGAGAACGCGGACTCTCCCGTGACTGATACGATGGCACTGGAAGTCTTCGACGTAATCCGGCAATACTGATCGTTAGCCGCTAGATCAGATCCCCCTACCTTAATCCACTGACCAACCGAAAGGTCAGCGAACGGGCTGTTCGTCGAATCAGTCAAAGTTGCTGTGAAAGGTGCAGAAGCGCTGGCAGAGGAGACATCGATCTCCAAACTTGTCAGATTCACCGCAGTAGACCAGCTATTGAAAAACGCTCCGGCAATCAAATCATCGTGAGCTCCGTAGCTCATCTCGACGTTGACATCCCCACTCGTGGATGTAGCCGTGCGGATCAAATCTGGGACAAGGCGATCAGAACGGATCTCCTGGCTATCCGTCGTATCCGAGTTAAAAGTCAGGGACTCGCCGGTAAACCTGACTTTGGTGAGGGCACTACTCGGATTTGTTCCGATCGTAGTCTCCTCACAGTAGAGGAGTTCAGAAAAACTAGTATCCGCTGTAGAAACGGGCATAGGGGTCTCCTACGTTGGTGACACGTCGAGGTACATCGGCGCGTTCACATTGACCTGATACCAACCATCTAATCCCGATCCGACTCGAACCGGAGATGGGGCTCGGAAGGTCATCCCGTCCAACCGAACTCGCCTAAGAAGCGAAACCACCGTATCAGCGATGGTCATCGCATCAGAACTCCCACGTCCCGCGGGAGAGAAAATCTGCACAATCACTGTACCAGCGGTACGGTAGCGCGGATCACTTACAATTTCCGCCTGCACTGAATCGCCCCACAAAACAGACAACCTACCCCAGCAATGCTTCAAAGAATCAGACGAAACAGAAATAGCCTCTAAAGCAGGGGGCTCTACCTTCTGGTTATCGTGGTAAAGCTCGACATCAGGAAGCTCAGCCGTGAACTCCGCTTGCACGGTCTTACGAATTAGACTTTCCGCTGCATCGTAAGTAGCCACCGGCACTAGAAGTAGCCCTCGCGCTTCATCTCACTGATCGACAAAGCAAGCATGCCTTTAGGAGCCTGAGCCCTCGAGTGCCCATGCTCGAGGGCTTTGATGTAGGGGACATTATTAAAGATCGTGACCTTAGCCCCCGTCAGTTTTTCTCCCTCAAGCTCTTGAACGCCCTTACTAATCGTCGCACCGCCCCCTCTATCTTTCCTTTCTTCGCTGTACGTCTCGAATTTACCCAGATCAGTAAAATCGTCCGCAACACCCAGAGTCAAAGTCCAATTGCCGCGAGCTCGTCCCGTATCCACGGGAGTCTTCATCACAACACGTCGAAGCAACTCTAGTGAGATAGTAGCGACAGCGCGTTCAATGTTCTCTCGCGCCCATACCTGACTTTGAGCCATCTCTGCTTGGAAACTATCGATGTCTGAAGGCATCAATACCTCAACGCAACTTGGTAAGCCGCTATCTGCTCACCACTCCAAAGTTCAGTGACAGCGATAATGGGTCGGCGCTCTCCATCATGTTCAACGGATCCTTCCACCGAAGGGGATACAGAAAGTCCATCCAAAGTCTTCGCATCGAAGAACATGATCTTGTCAGTCATCACCACGCCGGGCCGCTCTTCTGCAAATTCGCGCTTCATCGGAATCGGAGGAGATGCTTTTACAGAGACGCCCGTAGAGTCAGTGACATCCAACTTCCCCGACGACACATTGAAAGTAGTCGTTACGGGAGGGTAGACCTTGACCGTAGCCCCAACTTCAGAAATGAGTTCCGTCGCAGCGGATCTCATCTCCTTGTCTAGAGTGGTCGGCATCTAACCGCGCTCGATTAGAACATTCCCGTAGCCGCCAATCAGAAACGGCTCGAGAAGTTCATCTACATACCGATACTGCACTTGGTTGCTACTAGAAGACTCGTAACGGTCTTCGGTCTCCAGGTCGCCGACTTTTCTCTTCTTCATAGTCAACGAGGCAGTGGATTCCGGCGAGACATCTACCAGAAGTAGCGTTCCACCAGCGGTGCGAAGAGCCAGCTCTGCCTGAGCCCACTTCACACGATCGGGGACCGTATCCGAAGCAACAAGATGCCCATCAAGACCAGGGACATTGTGCCTGGGCCAGGACATCGGCTGGTTCTTCTGCTTGCGGTAGCCGTAATACTCTTGTCCATACCGCGCCTCATGATGACGAGCGGCACGGACAATCGCAGCCTCCCGCTGCTCGGTCGTAATCGAATCCCAAGTCGATCGATCCGAACCAACTAGATCGCAGTAGGAGTCCACATACGCGACATCAATGAAGGTATTGGCACCCGAAACAACCGCCCCTGTTTCGACAACTAAAGCCATGGGCGGTTCTCTCCTAGACCTTCAAGACGCGACCAGCGCGACGTGCTCGCTCAATATCATCAGGGTCGCGTGATTCTGCGGGAATGTGGCTTTCTGCAAAGACCATCATTCCTGTGTCCACGTAAGCCTCGGCAATACTGGTAGGCATGTCCCCAACCAGATCCCCGTTCATCTCCTTGAAGAACTTAGACCCGTAGAGAATCGCGCTAGCCCCCGGCCTGCCTTTTACATGTAGAGGATCAAAGCCTGGAATCACAACACGACGGCAACCATCCTTAACGGCACCCATCGCTTCTGAAGCAGTCTTCGGGTTATCGGTTGCAGGGGATGCGGGAGCCCTCGCCGATTTTGATGTCGGAGGCGCAGACGGCAAGCTTTCCAACTTCGCGAGCTGGTCGTCTGGAGTCAGAGAAACTCCAACGTCACCGCCATCTTGTCCTTGAGACCGTTTTGCCACTAGTCAAACCTCCGAAAGGAGCCGCTTGGAACTTTTTCAAGAATCCCAAGCGGCCCCGTCAGTTAGAGTCATCTAAGACCCGAATCAGTCCGTGATGTCCGTCCCACGAGCGAGACCCCTGCGGTTGTAGTTCGCGACGTTCGCGTACCACTTGATCCGCCAGATGTTCTCGTCATGGGTCTCACGAGCCCCGACGTTCTGCACAACAATTCCAGCCGGTACCGAAGACGGATAGATACCAGCAAGGCCCATGCGGCGGGAACCATCGTCCCAGCAGCCAGCCCACAGCGAAGTCAGAGCACCGCCAGTCACCGCTGCACCGCCCGCCGTTTCCTCGATAGAAAGGTAGTCGTTTCGGAAGATCGGAGTCCCCTCGTAGGAGATAACCGTCCGCGTACGACCATCAGCAAAGGGCACATCAAGAACCCAGTCTGCCGGAGTACCGCCCATAGCGCGAAGCAGAACCTTGTAGGCTCGAATCGTACGCGGCGGAAGCATGGCCCAATCAACCTGACCCTGCTTTGCGGTGACCTTCTCAAAAGTCTCATCGATCTTAGCCATGGTCAACGTAGTCCCGCCCGTGGCATAACCAACACCGTTACCATAGCTAGCGTTGCCAGCCAGGTAGTGGAGCGAGTTCATGTTGGGACTGGACCCGTCATCCGTCGCCATACCAGACTGGAATCGGCGACCGACACCCTTCGACTTACTTGAGATCTCGACAGCGACCTGATCCACACCAGAGCTTGCGCTCGTAGCAGCAACCAAATCGTCAATCTCGGCATCACCAATAATCTTGGTGGGCGAGAAACTGTACTGCACGAACTCCATCGGATCCTTGGCGTTGATCGTCGCACCCACTGCGAAGACATTGCTGAATCCGGTATCAAAGACCGTGTCGAGCTCCCGATTGACTACGACAGACTGTCCGTCAAAGCCGTCAAAAGGAAGAAGAGAGAACATCGGGTTGAGGTCGATAACGTCTTCGACAACACCCTTTACGATTTCGTTATTAATGAGTTTTCCGGCTTCCGCCAGAGTCTGTGTAGACATGAGTTCCTCCCGCGGCTTCCGCGAGTCAGGGGGTTATTCCTGTGTCTCGCGGCGTCCCACCGCGCTCGGATCACAAACGCATATCCCATGCGCTCAGTCCTACTATGTTGCGAGGCTAGCGATTAACCGAAATTATCGCCAGCCGCACCACGAACTTGACTCGGATCGCGAAGCGCAGCCGCAATCCGAGACACACCAGTAGCGTTCTTATCCGCACCCCTATTAGGGCCAGGATGATGAGGAGGTGTCGGACCAGATCCACGTTGCTTTGGCGCTTTGAACAATCCTGCGAGATCCTCGTCAGACTTCAATTCCAGAGTGCGCTCTTTGATGGTCATCTCGTCGCCGCTTCCATTCAGCTTTGCGCGAGACGGATCCTCTGGGTTTCTGACAAAAATCGTAATCTGACCCTCTTGCTCCCGCCAACCAATCTCAGGCATCAAGATAGGCTTAAGTCCCTTCGGGATCCCGCCGACTTCAGGGTCAGCCAAAGCAAGATCGATCGCGGTGTTGATGCGGGCATCTGCTGCTCCGCGCAACAACACTGCTTCACGGTCTCGCCAAGAAGTCTCTTTCGCATCAAAACCGGCCTGCATCACAGTCTTTGCATCAGCGATTTTTTGCTGGGCAAGTTTCTCGGCGTCCTTGTCAGGATCGAGCTTGCTGAACTCTGATACTTTTCTAAACGCATCTCTGGCTTCATCCGCAGAGATCGTAGAACCGTCTTCGTTTTTGAACGGCTTCAACGATTTTTCAGCAGACTCGCGGCTTGACCTCTCCTTTTGTAGGGAACTTTTCAGCCCACCTACATCTTCAAGAGCCCAGCCACTGACAGGCTCGACATCGAGGACAAACCCATCACCTTCTTGTCGATACAAAGAACGAACCGAATCATCCAGTTCATCCACAGCGCTAACGCGCGCTTTCAAAGCCATCCCGGCTCTCCTTTACCCCAAGTCCCTTGGGCATTATCCGCTACTTAGCGTTGAAAATCCTAATCCGCAAGAGATTCCAACTGCTGTATTGTTAAAATCTGGCTACCGCTTCCAGTGAAATCTCGGAATTCCACATCGCCCCTTCGCCACATCGCAGCTTTCTTTGGACCCAGGACTTCGTTCTGGATCGCTGCAGTCTGGTTTCGCAGCCACTCCGGGTAACTGAGAGACTCAGGAACCTGTCCCGTCATGCTGGCTCTGGTGCTCTGGGAGAGACCTTTCTGCTCAATACCCAGTTCCTTCAAGGACTTGAGAATTGGGGTCGTTGTACAGCGACACTGATGGTGGGCGGGAGGCCGCTGACCTTCCCCCGGATCGTACACTTGGGTGTCTAAAAGACCACACTCCGGGCATGTCCTAGTATCGAGGGTAGAAACCCACATGACGCTCTTGATCAATTCTTCATTCTCTTTGTAGAGAAGGTCTCG